TCGAACTGCTACGCGGGCTACTCGATCCGTCAGCATCACTTCGCCGTCGATACTGCGTTCACCCCGGACATGCCTGTCCGGCTCTTTCGGCGCGCCGGCTGGAAGGGCGAGCGGATCCGGTTCTTCGGCATGATCCACGAGCACCCCGAGATCGGGGTCAACCGCGGTCCCGGGCCCGTCCTCATCCTGCCCGAGGTGCACATCGCGCACGTCGGCTATTTGACCGAGGACGTGCGTCGTGCGCGGTTCCGGCGCAACCACCCGCTGCTCGCGCGGGATCAGGAGCGCTACCCCGATCGAATCTTGCAGAAGCACTTCATCATGCGCGACAACTCGATCCTGATCAATTTCACGCTGCAGCAGAACGGGGGCAAGATCACGCCGGAGATCATCGCCTGGGCGGAGGAGAATCGCCGGATCTACAAGGATCACATGGTTGGGCGCAACGACTATCTGCACATCGATCCGACGCCTTATCTCGCCCAGGCGCTGCGCGTGCTGAACAAGGGGATCGACGTCTCGTTCAACGTCGGCGCCGGGCGCGACGGACGCGACGTGCCTCTGAACGGCGGCGGGATGGCGACCCGCTTCGAGTCGGTGGATGATGCGGTGACCGAGATCACGCACCGCGTGCGCCAGGCGATGGCGCCTTACGAGGCGACGATCTGGTGAGCCCATGCAGTTGCTCGGCGGCGCCATCCCCGCGGTCCCGGCCATCCCGGACCGCCCGCCCGTGGAGATCGCGATCCTCGTGGACGCGCGGTATGTCGAGCAGTGCCTGCTGCGAGAGCAGGACGGTGGCTGGCATGCGGTCCGGCTGCTCGAGGGACACTTCCCGCGTCGATCCGCACCGGCGCTGCCGTGGGCGCTCATCGCTGAGCGCACCTGGCCGGGAAATCCGGTGATGGCGGTGCGCTGGTAGCTCCGATGAGCCTCAGCTACACGACCGTCGAGCGGATCTACGCGCAGGTGCCGATCCTGGAGAACCCGACGGTGATCAGCTCCTCGCAGGTCGCGACCTACGCCGAGGACGCCGAGGCGGAGATCGACGCGACCCTCGCCGGACGCTACGAGGTACCGATCTCCGGCGAGCCGCCGATCCTGCGCACAATTGCCACGAAGCTCACCTGCGGGCTGATCCTCTCGCAGCGGGTGTTCACTCAGGAACGCCTAAAGGACTCTGTGTGGCCGGCTGCGTTTCTCATCTCCCCGCGCGACACGCTCAGGATGCTCGCGAGCGGCGTCATGACGCTGGTCGCCTCGGGGGGCGTCGTCGTTGCGGCGCGAAACGATCTGAGCGAGGTCTGGAGCAACACCCAGGACTGGCATCCGACGACGACCGAGCTCGATCCGACGCGCCAGATCGTCGATCGGGACAAGATCGATGCGCTCGAGGACGAGCGGGATCTCGGGGCGTGGCCGGAGCACATGCTGCGATGACGACGGTCGAGATCCGGGCCGACGATGCGATCCGGGAGCTCCAGAGAGTCGGCCTAGCATTCAACGTCGGCCACCTCCTGGATGTGGTCGGCGATCGGATGCTCTCGTGGGCCGATCAGAACTTCCAAGCCGCGGGCGCAGAGTTTCCCTGGGCGCCGCTTCGGCCCAGCACCATCGCGAGCCGCCGCAAGGGTTCCTCGGCGCCATTGCAAGACACGGGCCGGCTCAGGCAGTCGGTGACCAAGCAGGTGCTGGGCGAGTCGGTGCGAATAGGGTACGGGGTTGAGACAGCGGCCTGGCACCACTTCGGCACCTCGCCCTACCTCATCCGCCCGACCAGGGCACGGGCCTTGCGGTTCGTCACGACGGAGGGTGTTGCGTTCGCCCAGATCGTGCGGCATCCCGGGCTCCCGCGCCGCCGATTGCTGCCCTCGGAGCCGCTCGCGAGCCAGCTCGCGACGGCCGAGGTCGACGCAATCGTGGAGAGGGCGACGAGTGGCGCGGGCTGACTACTTTGGCGTCGAGCAAGCCATCGCCGAGCGGCTGGCGAACGACGAGGCTCTCGTCGAGGAGCAGGTGCCCGTGCTCATCGAGGCAGAGCTCTCGACGCTCCCCGGCCGTCAGATCATCGTCTATCTGGACAGTCGCGAGGCGCCGGCGAACATGCAGAGCATCAGCGCCGGCTCGCGGACTCGGATGCACGTGCGCTACGCGATCGTGTGCTATGGATTCGATCTCAGCATTGGGCGGGCGATGGAGCTCCGCGACGATCTCATGGGCCGGGTCGAGGTGGCGCTGATGCGAGACCCGCGAGGCTTCGGGCGCGAGGAGGTCGTGTCAAGCTGGCTCGACGGCGGCATGTTCGCCAACGCCAAGGGGCAAAATGCCCCCGGCTTCATGGCGATGGGTGAGGTGGGACTGGTGGTCGACATGGTGGCGGTGCGATGACGATGAGGTGCCGCGTGCTGCGCGGCGGGAGGCGGATCCCCGGCTGGGGCGAGCTGCGTGAGCCTGGGGACGAGATCACGGTATCGGCCGAGCTCGCCCGCCAGCTCATCGCGCAAGGGCTCGTCGAGCCAATCGCGATCGATGAGATCGAGGAGACGCCGCCGAGCGAGGGCGGGATTGAGCAGGAGACGGACTGATGGCCGGAATGCTGGGTCACATCGGGATCGGCGCGGAGACCGCCTGGGCGACCGCGGTCGCTGCCACGGACTACATCGAGGCGATGAGCGAGTCGCTGACGACCACGATCGAGCGCTTCGAGACGCGCAACATCATCGGCGGGATCCAGGAGGCCGACGACGCCGCGGGCGTGCGCCGGCACTCGGGCGATCTGGTCTTCGCTGCGCACCCGGAGAACGTTGGGCATTTTCTTCTCGGCGTGCTCGGGGTCAACAGCGTCACGTCTCTCGGCAACGATCTTTTCCGCAATGATTTCACGCAGGCGACGACGCTCCAGGGCTCGCTGCATCCGCTGCCGGCCTACACGATCGAGGTGTTCCGTCCGGGTGGGACCGAGGTGGCGAGCGCGTTCCAGTACGCCGGCGTGCAGCTCAACACGCTGCAGATCGCGGTGGCACCCAACCAGGACGTCCGGATCACGGCCGGACTGATCGCCAAGTCGCAGACGTTCATCGCGAAGACCACCCCCACTTTCCCGAACTCGCCGCTCCAGCCGTTCGCGTTCGACACCGCGAGCGTCTCGATCGCCGGCGCCGCGGTGACGCGGGTCGAGGCGTTCACGCTCAACTACAACAACAATCTCGAGGGCGTCCCGACGCTCAACAACGACACGGAGGTCGCGAAGATCAGGCGCAACGGGCCGGCGGTGACCGAGGTGAGCGGGACGCTCGAGTTCGAGGATCACACCGATTTCCTTCGCTTCACCTCGCAGTCCGAGCACGCGATCTCCGTCAACGTCACGCGCGCCAGCTCCTTCGCGATGCTCGTCGAGGTGCCGCGCGCGGTGCTGACCGCCTATCCCGTGACCATCCCGGGCCGCGAGCGACTGACCGTCGATTTCACCATGAAGGGGCGGCTGCAGTCGTCGTCGAGCACCGCGATCCTCGTCTCGTTAACCTGCGCCAACACGTTCTGATCTGGAAGGAGGCTGTGTGACTGGCAACGGAAAGGCGGCAGACGACGATCTGTCCGTGCGGATCGGTGACAAGCTCTACGATCTGAGGCCGCTCGTCGATCCACCGGTCGGCTTGTGGGAGCTGCTCGAGAAGCGCGGGCTTCTCGGCCCGGGCGGCGAGGTCAAGGTCGAGGGGATCTCTGCGGGCTTCGACTTTCTCCACTGCGCGCTGTGCGCGACTGCCGGGTACGAGGGGATCGAGGCGATGATCAACGGCGAGCCGCCCATCCCGCGCTCGGTCGTGACGTCCATCCCCGGCTCGCAGTTCACCTCGATCCTCGAGCGGGTCTCCGGCGTGTTCGGTCGAGATCTCGGAGATGCGACCAAGGTGCGCCCTACGCCGCGACGGTCCTCGACGCCACGCACACCCTCGCGCGCGCGTACGGCTGGACCGTCCGAGACGTCCGGGCACTGACCGAGACCGAGCGCAACTATCTGCTCGAGAAGCTCTGGCGCGAGCAGCAACAGCAACGGCGGTAGGCGATGGCCGAGGTTCTTCTCATCGTCGAGCTCGAGGGGGCCGCGCAGGCACAGGACGCGATCGCCTCGCTCAACACGCGGCTCTCGGACCTCGCCGACGATGCGAATCGATCGGTCGCCGACCACAAGCGCCTCACCTCCGTTTTCTCCGCGCTCTCCCTCCTCCGCACGCCGCTGGCTATCCCGGCGGCGCTCGCGGGCGCCGTGGTCGGGCTCGTCACCCTCGCCGACGATTACCAGCTCCTCGGCAATCGCCTCAAGCTGGTCACCGGCGAGTCGGGCGATCTCGTCGACGCCGAGCAACGGCTCCTCGATCTGAGCCAGCTCACCGGCACGAGCCTCGAGACCAACCTCACCCTGTTCACCCGGCTCGCCCAGAATGCGGAGACCATCGGGCTCTCGGGCGAGCAGATCTTCCAGGTCACGGCCAACCTGAATCAGCTCGTGGTGATCTCGGGGGCTTCGGCTGAAGAAGCGAACGCGGCGCTGATCCAGCTGGCGCAAGGGTTCGCCTCCGGCGAATTGCGTGGCGAGGAGCTCCGGTCTGTCATGGAGCAGTTGCCGGCGGTGGCACGGACGATTGCCGATCAGCTCGGCCTCACCATCGGGCAATTCCGCGAGATGTCGTTTGCCGGCAAGATCACGGCGGGCGATGTCGCATTGGCAATCCTTGCTGCCACCTCGGAGATCGGGGGTCGGTTCGACGCGATGGGCGACACGGCGGGCCAGTCGTTCCAGCGCACGAAGAACGCGATCTTCGTCCTGGCCGGCACCCTCGGAGATGTGACCGGGATCATGGATGGCCTTGCCGCGGTCCTTAACGGACTTTCTGGCTACATCGAGGGCGCGGCGAAATTCATCGAGCGGCTCGATAGCCTCGACGATCTCGGCTTCGCGCAGATCGGCAAGGCACTCCTTCTCGTCGGCGAGAAGATCGTTGGATTCATCCACACGACGGTGCTCGATCTCCTCTCCGGTCGGATCGAGGCGCTCGCTGAGATGTTCGACTTTTTCGGCGGTCGGTGGATCGGCGATCGACTGCAGCTCATCGCCGATGTTGTGGCCGCGAAGTCCGGCCAGATCCAGAAGGGACTCGAGGGCCAATCGATCCTCGATGCGCTGATCCCGCCCGACGCCGCGGAGCAGGAGAAGGCCGAGGGCGATGCAGAAACGGCCGGGGTCGAGGCGCAGGCCGAGATCCAGCGTGAGGCGGCGGAGCGGATCGCGGCGCGCCGCATCGAGATCGAGGCGGAGCTAGCGGCGCTGCACGAGGCGTCGCTCGAGAAGGCCCGCAAGGAGGCGGAGAAGATCGCAAAGGAGGCCCGAGACCTCGAGGCCGATCGTCTCGCCTTCA